ACTCCTCCGGCAATCTGACCGACTCCGGGAAAAAGCCCGGGGACTTCGCCGCCGCAAGCCATACCCACGCGGACAAGGCGGACAAAGTAAAGAACGCCACGGCGGGACACTTCGCCGGGCTCGACTCCTCCGGCAATCTGACCGACAGCGGCAAAAAGCCGGGTGACTTTGCCAACGCCTCCCACGCTCACGCGGGATACGCCGAGGTAAAGATTTTCTCCGGCGTGTCCGTCGCCGCCTCCGCATGGGTAAGCGACAGCACATACGCGGCGTATCCCTATGCCGCCTCTATCGCCTGCCCCGGCGTGACGGCGAGCCACGTCCCCGAGGTCGTGTTCGGCGCGACAGAGGCCGCGAGTGGAAACTTTGCGCCGGTCGCTCTCTCCGGGAACGGGACGGTCAAAATCTACGCCGCGACAAAGCCGACGGCGGCTATCACGGTGCAGAGCATTACTTGTATTAAGGCGGTGAGTTAAAAATGATTGGTAGAACAAACGCAGTCAGCAAGCCCGGAGTCGAGCTCTCCCTCGTTGTATCCGTTACAAGCGGCGCGGCGGTCACGGCGACAAAGGGCTCGAAAACGATAAACGGCACGGCGGCGGGCGGCTCTTGTACGCTGGCCTTGCCGGAGGCCGGTACATGGAGCGTCAAGGCCACGCTCAACGGGCAAACGTCCGACACGAAAAACGTCTCCGTCGTCGATAGCTACGCGGTGGCGCTGACGTTCTTTTCCGCGACGATTACCGTCAACGTAGACTCCGGCGCATCCGTCACGCTGAAAAAGGGCGGGACGACAATCACCACAAAGACGAGCAACGGGACAGCGGTTTTCACCGTCACGGAGACGGGGGCGTACACGGTCACGGCAACAAAGAACGGGCAGACGACGAGCGGCTCCGTCAATGTCGTTTCCGGCACGACCTCCTACTCGCTGACGCTCTCTTTCGTGAGCTCTACGCTCAACAATAACGAGTGGAGCGTTATCAAGTCCGTTTCCGACGCGGGACAGGGCGCGAACTATTGGAGCATCGGCGACCGAAAGGCGGTCACGCTTAACGGCACGGTCGGAAAGCTCTCGCTCTCGAATGTCACGACCTACGCTTTCATTATCGGCTTTAACCATAATGCGAGCGTCGAGGGAACAAACCGCATCCATTTTCAGCTTGCAAAGACCGCGCTCTCCGGCGGTACGGACGTGTGTTTCTGTGATAATCAATATGGCCCGGATAGCGGATGGTCGTCCCCGGGTGCGGGCTATTTCGTTATGAACGCGAGCAACACCAACTCCGGCGGATGGAAAAGCTCGCAAATGCGTACAAACATTTGCGGGACGAGCCTCTCGAGCTATTCCGGGACGATTATTGCAGTCATTCCGGCGGCGCTTCGTGCCGTCCTCAAGTCCGTTACTAAGTACACCGACAATACGGCAAACGGCGGCGGCTCGACGGCGAGCTACGTCACGGCGACAACGGATTACTTTTTCCTCCTCTCGGAGTTTGAGGTTTTCGGAAGTATTACATACGGAAACACGAACGAGAAAAACAAACAAGCGCAGTACGCCTATTATTCCGCCGGGAACAGCAAAATTAAGTACAAGCACAACGGCACGAGTACCGCCGCTTTTTGGTGGCTCCGTTCTCCGTTTGCGAGCTACTCCAGCATTTTCGTGCGTGTGGGCGCCGACGGGACAGTCGGCAACGGCGGCGCGTACTATTCCCTCGGCTTCGCGCCCGGCTTTTGCGTATAATTCGGAAATCGAGACTTGCGCCCTCAATGGGCGCATAGTCGGCGAGGAGGAAAGAAAATGTCCGTACCAAAATCAAGACGCGGCGAAAGCCCGGCGGAGTATATCAACCTCGCCCGCGAGATTTATGTATTCACATATAACCGCGTCCGCATCCTGCCGAAAAGCTACACCTTTTATTTTTCCTTGCCGCTCTACAACGCGGCGCGAGAGGCTTATCGCATGATAAAGACGGCAAACCTCATTTACGTTGACGAGAAATCTCCCGAGGAGATACGCCGCCGGAATATCCAACGGCGGAAAGAGTATTACGAGACGGCACAGGGTTATTATAACTCGATGCTCGACGTGCTCGACCTCGCGTATATGACCGTCAACCATGAGAAGATACCGCCGAACGTCCTCAAAGAGTGGGTAAAGATCATTACGGACGAGCTCTCGCAAATCTCTAAAATCAAACGGAGCGATAAGGCGCGAGCTTAATCCTCCGCGTGATTAGGTTATATTCCGTATCGCCGCTAATTGGTGGCTCCGTTCTCCGAATGCGAGCAACTCCAACAATTTCGTGAATGTGAACACCGACGGGACAGTCAACAACAACAACGCGAACTATTCCCTCGGCTTCGCGCCCGGATTTTATATCGACACGGGGGCAGACCGAATAACTCCTCACGGAGCGAAAGCAGTCCCCATATAAAAGGGGAATATAACCTCTCTGACGGCCTCGCGCCGTCGGACAAACATATACCGCGATACGGTTAGCCGGACGCTCCTTGCATGGGTGCGGAGTGCGTGTTTTCCGTGCTTTCATGGCTCACCGTTACGCATTTTAGACAACACGCCGAGAAAGAAATGTACGAGGTATTTTTATTTTATGAACAGCGCAGAACGACGCGAGGCACGGTATCAGCGTCGCAAGGCCGCACGAATGAAAAAGAAAGCCGCCGCGCTCCGGGAGTACGGAGATTTCGAGACGGTTTTCTCATTCGAGCGGCTCTATGAGAGCTACCGCGCCTCCGTCCGTGGCGTTGGGTGGAAAGCGAGCACACAGCGATACAAAGCCGCCTCGCTTGCCAACGTCACAAAGACACACGAGGAATTGATAGCCGGGAGATACCGCTCCAAGGGCTTTTACGAGTTCGATATTGTGGAGCGGGGAAAGCCGAGGCATATTCGGAGCGTCCATATCTCCGAGCGCGTCGTACAACGGTGCTTGTGCGATTACTGCCTCGTGCCGATGCTCTCCCGGTCGTTCATTTACGACAACGGAGCGAGCTTGCGCGGCAAAGGGTACGATTTCGCCGTATCCCGGGTGACGCACTTTCTCGCGGAGCATTACAGAAAACACGGGCGGGAGGGCTACGTCCTCGTATTCGATTTTTCAAAGTATTTCGATACGGCACAGCATGAGCCCGTTTTTCGAGAGTTCGAGCGGAGCGGCATCGACGACCGCCTCGTCGCGCTCTCGAAATATTTTATTCAGAACTTCGGCGACGTGGGGCTCGGCCTCGGGAGCCAAGTCTCGCAGATTGCCGCGCTCGCCCTGCCGAACAGGATAGACCACTATATCAAGGACGTGCTCGGCATGAAGTATTACGCTCGCTATATGGACGACGGGTGTATCATCAGCGAGTCAAAGGAAAAGCTCGAGATTTGCCTCCGGGAGCTCCGGCGGCTATGCGCCGAGCACGGTATCCGCCTCAATCCGAAAAAGACGCAGATTATTAAGCTCACGCGCGGCTTTACATTCGTCAAGGTGCGCTTTCGATATGGCGCAAACGGGAAAGTCGTCCGCCGGGCAACGTACAAGGGTATCCGGCACATGAGGAAAAAGCTACGCATTTTCCGGCGTTGGGTGGACTCCGGCAGAATGACGGCGGCGGACGTGGAAACGTCCCTCGTATCATGGCGGGGACACATGAAAAGATTTCACTCGTACCACATGGAGCAGAGCGTCGAGCGGCTCTATCGTGAATTATTCAAGGGAGGGTAAGCTATGGAATATGTCGTTTATCGGCGCTTTAAGGCCGAGGGCATCGACGGAGCCTTTAACCTCCGATACGGGACGACCGTAACGGAGCGGGACGGCTTTCTCTTTGCCGCTGACGGGCGGAAGATTTGCGCCGCAACGTCTGAAAACGGATGGGAGCATTTCAGACCAAACACGCCGGAGGGCGCGTATCGTCAAAAGATGCTCGACGGCCTCTATCGCTATTACGGCAAGCACGAGGGCGCGTCGGACTTCGACCCGGAGAAATGGGCGGGGGCGGAAAATCTGTATTGGAAAAACCTCCTCCGCACGATGAACACGCAGGAACTCGAGGAGTTTTATAAAAAGCGGCTCGGAGAGCTGCCGAAAATGGAGGGATAACGTATGTATGCTATCAAAAGCGGCGGAAAGGTCGTCGGCTACTCAGATACCGTTGTCTATGTCCGCCTACACGAAAACGGGTGCTATGTCCCGTGCGACGAGGCGGAGGCCGGGGGCTTTTGCATCAAGACGGCAATCGACCGCAAGGACGAGGAGACGGGCGAGACGACGACATATCTCGAGGACTTCGTTTACGCTTTCGCCGACGGCGGGCTCCTCGGTATCGAGCCGGTCGGCTCCGTGGAAAATGTGAGCGGTACGCTCATGCTCGCCGAGAACGATAAAGTTCTCGATATTCTGTTAGGGGGTGCGGCGGAATGATTACCGTTGAAAAGGCGAAAAAGCTCCGGGCAATCATCGAGCGGGCAGTCGCCGCGCTCGAGCTCGACAACGAGGCCGCGCTTGAGTGCGTCGAGCTTTTCCCGGCATGGGAGAACGGCAAGGCGTACACCGTCGAGACAAGAGTACAATACGGCGGAAAGCTCTATCGTTGCGTACAAGCGCACACGTCGCAAAACGATTGGACTCCGCCGGTCGCCGCCTCTCTTTGGAGCGGCGTAACGGTAGACCCGGCAACCGGCTATGACGAATGGAAACAGCCGACCGGCGCTCACGACGCATACAAAAAGGGCGACCGCGTTCTCTTTAACGGCTCCGTGTATGAGAGCCTTATCGACGGAAACGCATACTCCCCGACGACCTATCCGGCGGGGTGGAAGCTCATCGAATGAGCGCGGCGGTCTACACGGTCGAGCTCGACGGCAAAATCATAGCGCGGCGGGAGTCTCTCTTGTGGGTGAGGCTTGACGCTCCCGGCCTCTATGTCGTATGCACGGAGGCGGAGGGCGAGGGCGTTATCGTTGACGGGGAGATTTACCACGTTCGGGGGTGTCCCATATTGCCGGGAAAGCAGACCGTTAAACTCGATTATTACGAATTATAACGGAGGTTAAGAATGGACTATGTAGGAGCGATTATAGGAGTCCTCGGGACTATCCTCGGCGGCGTGTTAAGCTATGCCGCTTTTCATAGGAACTCGAAAAAGGACAGCGAGAGCGAGGGCAAAGAGGCCGGAACAATGTTGACCGAAATCGGGTACATTAAAGGCGGCATCGACCGTATCGAGCGCAAGCAGGACGCACAGGACGCGCGCTATATCGGCATGGCGGAGCGTATGTCGGCGGTGGAGAGCTCGGCAAAGTCGGCGCATCATCGTATCGACAGGCTCGAGGGGCGCGAGGTGCGGGAGGACGGATAATGTCCGCCCGCAAAGGCGCGGCGCGGCGGCGGAAGTTCAAAAAATGGGCGCTCGAGGTATGGAGCTTTGCAAAGGGGTATCTCTCCTTTTCAAAGCTCCTCGTTTATGCCGTCCTCTATATCGACTACAAATCGACAATGACGACGCTCGACCTCTGCCGGATTTCCGTAGCCAACAACTACACCGGCTCGCTCCCGTATTTGACCGCCCTTATCGCCTTTTTACAGGCCGCGACCGCTACCGTGCTCTCGTTCTCGCTCAATAAGAGCAAGGCCGAGAACACGACCGGCGGAATTACATACGACACGGCAACAAAACGAGATTGCTAAAGGAGGTAGCAAAATGAAAGAAATCATCGTAAAGCGGCTCGGCGCTCTCTTGAGTGTAAAGAGCCTCGTCACGCTCTTGCTCTCCGGGGTATTCGCGTACCTCGCCATTACCGGGCAGACGAGCCAAGAGTTTATGACGGTCTACACGGTCGTTATCGCGTTCTATTTCGGAACGCAGACGCAGAAAATCAGCGACGCGGTAGACAAGACTCTCAAGGGGGAATAATTTATGCTGACGGTGGAGAAGCGGATTATTTCCCGGAACTTCACGCGCGCCGGAGCGGGAAAATCGAGTATATCGTTATCCACTATTTCGGCTCGCTCGGAACGGCGGCGGCGGTGGCGAACTACTTCGCCGGAGCCGATAGGCAAGCCTCGGCGCATTACTGTTTAGACGAGGGGAATATCGTTTATCAATGCGTCGAGGACAATAATATCGCGTGGCATTGTGGCACGTCCGGCGGATACGTTCATCCGAGATGCAGGAACGCGAACAGCATCGGGATTGAAGTACGCCCGTATAAGCTCGATAAGACGACCGCCGGGAGCGCGGCGGCTCGGGATTGGTATTTCACCGAAAAGACCGTCGATAATCTCGTAGAGTTTACGCGGGCTCTCATGGAGAAATACAATATCCCCGCCGAGAACGTCGTCCGGCATTACGACGTTACGGGAAAATGGTGTCCGCGCCCGTGGATGGGCGACGACATGAACGCCTATTACGGCACGAGCGGAAATGAACAATGGGCGAGATTTAAGGCTCGCCTCTCTGGAAACGAGGAGGTTTTCGACATGGATATTAACGAGGCAAGAAAGCAACTGACCTCTTGCGCCGATACCGGCGACACGCCCTCCGCGTGGGCGAAAGAGGCGGCGGAATACTGCAAGCGCAAGGGCATTTTCAACGGCGACGGAGCCGGTAATTTCGGCTGGCAACAGCCGATTACCCGCGAGGCCGTCGCTTGCATCATCTACCGCGCACTCGAGGCGGCGGGCGCTCTCGGCAATCTTTCCGACGTATAATCGTGCAGAAAAAGCGGGCGGGGCTCTATGGCCTCGCCCGCTTTTTTGTTACGCTTTTAGTGCTTTATGTGCGTTATTTCTCCTTTAATGCACGTATATAGCTTTTTTGTTCCGATTGCCGCATACTTGAACATGAGATAAAGGCCGTAGAACAGGCCGTAAAGCATCCATCCGCAAGCCAAAACGGAATACCAACAGAGATAGAAACAGCCGACGAGCACCAGCACGAAAAGGAAGTACCAGCAATTACGCCGGGTAAGCCGGAGGCCGACTCCGAGCCGGAAACCGCTCATTGACTTTAAGCGCTTCGAGAAGCTGACAAACATAGCTCAACGCCTCCCGCTTTTCGCTTTCAGATACGGCACGAGCCCCCACGCGACCAGCGCGCCGCCGATAACGAGCCCGCACACGAAAGAGGAGATATTCCCTTGTACGGCGAGCGAGACGGCGGCGAACAGGAACAGAACACCGACGACGATTTTTACGAGCATAGCGGTTTTAGATTGCCGCATACCCGTAACGCGCTCGCGCTCGTCGGCCTCGGCCTCGCGCTCTGCGGCCTTGCGAGCTTTCGCTTGCTCTTTTTGAATGTCCTTTTGCTTATCGACACAATGCTTGCAGACGTAGCGCCGGGACTCGGGATAATAAGCGCCGCCCTCGTTCGCGTCGAACTGCCTCCCGCACTTCACGCAAGTAACAATATGCTTTTTCATGGTATGAGTAACTCCCTCCTATTTTTTTCGGTCTGCTGACCTTTAACACAATTATGCGTTGCGTATGTGCTAAAGTCAAGAAAAATGCAGACCATTAACACAGGGAGGCGAGAGCTTGCGGATATACGATTTTGAAGGAAAGAAGAATATAAGCGGCGAGCGCATCCGGGAGGCGCGGCTCAAGCTCCGGCTCTCACAAAGCGACCTCGCGGCGCGGGTGCAGGTCGAGGGCGTAACAATGGAGCGGGACTCGATAAGCCGTATCGAAATCGGAACGCGGTTTATACCCGATTATGAGATACCCGTCTTTGCTCGCGTCCTCGGCGTGTCTGCCCTCTGGCTCCTCGGAATAGAGTAAATCCCCGGCTCCGTGCCGGGGATATTTTTTGCACTTTTTTCTAAATAACGCTTGACATACTGCAAGCAGTATGATATTATAATAGACAGAAAGGAGGTAAACGCATTGAGCAAGCGAAAAAAGAAACGCGGCAACAAGGCAGAGCCGGACAGCTACTTAAACCTTGTTACCGCAATCCTAAATCTCGTGATTGCTATTCTACTGCTGATAGAAAAGCTCACCGAGTAAAGGGCAGGGGGAGAAATCCCCCTTGCCCTCCAAGGATAACACGAAATGCGCTCAATGTCAAACGACCATGACAACGGTTATCTATGTTTTGTGCGGGGTAAGCATTACCCTATCCGCAATCTCTATTTTTATCAACGCCAAAAGGAGGCGGAAGAATGGCAGAGGAAAAAAGAAAGACTAAGACCTCGACGGCAGTCAAACAGAGATATATAGATAAAACGTATGATATTATCTCCGCGCGAGTGCCGAAAGAGCTCGCGGCGGCTTTCAAGGCAAAATGCGCCGCCGAGGGCATACCGCAAGCGCAGATTATCAAAAAGGCGATAGAGGACTTTCTATCGCAGTAACGAGAGGGCGGGACTTTCCCGCCCTTTTTCTATATCTTGAGGGAGGGCGCGCTATGGGAGAGCGGACATATAAACAACTTAATTGGACGAGCCGTATCAAGCTCGAGACAATGCTCAAGCATGGACACTCGAAAAAGGAAATCGCCGAGGAGCTGGGCGTACATATCAGCACCGTTTACCGCGAGCTCAAGCGCGGGACGTATGAGCATCTAAACTCCGATTATACGACCGAGGAGCGGTATAGCCCGGAAAAAGCCGAGGCGCGCTATCAAGAGGGGCTCTCCGCGAAAGGAGCTCCGCTCAAGATTGGGAAAAACCATGCCGCCGCGCAGTTCATCGAGGACAAAATCGGGAACGAGGATTACTCACCGGCGGCGGTGTGCGCTCTACTCAAGCAGGAAAAATATAAGCACTTCGGAATAACCTTTTGCCGTGCGACGATTTACAAGTACGTCGAGGACGGCGTTTTTCTCACGCTCACAAATCAAGACCTCCCGGAAAAGGGAGACCGCAAGAAGAAACACAAGACCATACGGAAAAAACAGTCTCGCGCATCGAGCGGGACGAGCATCGAGCAGAGGCCGGATTATATCAACGAGCGGCAAGAGCCGGGACATTGGGAAATGGATACCGTCGTCGGAAAGAAGCGGACGAAAGCTCGCCTCCTCGTCCTCTCCGAGCGGGTAACGCGGCGGGAAATCATTATCCGCATTAAGGACGGGCGCGCCGAAACGGTCGTCGCGGCTTTAGACCGCCTCGAGCGTATCTACGGCGCGGCGTTCTATGAGATTTTCAAAACGATAACCGTAGACAACGGCTCCGAGTTCGCGGATGCTGACGGCATCGAGCGGAGCGCCCGCCGCAAGGATGCAAAGCGGACGACGGTCTATTACTGCCATGCGTATAGCTCTTGTGAGCGCGGCACGAACGAGAATATTAACCGCATGATACGGCGGCAGTTCCCGAAAGGGACGGACTTCGACAAGGTGACGGCGGCGGAGGTTAAGCGCGTCGAGACGTGGCTCAATGATTACCCGAGAGAAATTCTCGGCTTTATGTCCTCGGCGGAGGCTTTCAAGATAGCGTTTGACCGGGCGGCGTGAACGCTCAAAAATTTATTCTATCTTTTTCGCACAAAATACTTGACATTTGCGATTGTGGCGTTTATCATTAAGTGCGAAAGAGCTAATAAGCTCCGACGCACTTATTTTTTTACGCAGAAACGGAGGCGAGGCTATGAAATACGAGTGCTTAAAGCTCGAGGAGCGGCGGATTATCGAGGAAATGTACGCAAAGGGCGCAAAGCCGGGCGAGATTGCCGAGCGTGTCGGCAAGTGCCAAGCGACCATATACCGCGAGCTCGAGCGAGGCAAGACCGGGGAAACGGACTCCCGCTTTCGTCAAGGGTATAGCGCGGCGGTAGCGGAGGCTCGAGTAAATCGGTCGTACCGAAATAGAGGCCGTCGGAAAGCGGCACAGTAAAAAAGGAGGTTACTCATACCATGAACGGAAAGACACTAACGGCGGAACAGTGCTCCAAACTCTCCCTTTATATCCTTATGACGACAAAGACCCGCGAGGGCGAGGCGGAGGCATGGGAGAAGCTCGCAGAGGAAAAGAAAGAGGACGGCTCCCCGAAATATATCCACGCCGCCGACAACGCGCAGTTTTGGAGAGAACTCGACGCAGACCTCCGCAAAATACTTCGGGATTTGGAGGGGTAACTTTGAAAGTCTATGCGTCGATTTCCGGCGGTAAAGACTCTCTCGCGGCTCTCATAACGCACATGGAGCGCGGCGGTCAATGCGACGGCGCTATTTATTGCCGGATAATGTTCGACGACGAGACGAGCGCGGAAGTGCCGGAACATGAGGAATGGTTACATGGCAAATGTTTTCCGCTCCTCGAGCGAGAGTATGGGATTAAGACGCAAATCGTCCAAGGGAAATACACCTATACGGATTGCTTTTATAAGCGGTACGAAAAGGGCGGCAAGGTCGGCAAAATATGGGGATTTCCATTTTTGCGCGGCGCATGGTGCAATACCCGGTTAAAAGTGAGGCCGATACAAGCGCACATAAAGG